TGGAGAAACCTGTTTGCTGGTTACTGGTGAAACAACCTTTGAAGATCGGCAACAAGCCAAAGAACAAATCCTTAGTGGAGAAAAGCTGGCAATTGCAGGTTCTAGGCAAATCTTCTCAGAAGGCATTTCTATTAACAGGTTATCGTGCCTAATACTGGCCGTACCAATGAGTAACGATTCACTGCTAGAACAGCTTGTGGGTCGAATAATGCGTCAGTTCCCAGGTAAACCAGAACCGGTTGTTGTTGACATTAACTTTGCAGGCTATGCCGACAAAAAACAAAATAATGATCGCTTAGGCCTTTATCTACGCAAAGGCTGGCAAGTAACCACCATTTAGAAAAATTGGCTTGCTGTAGCCTGTCAAAAGTGATATAATAACTGCATGTTGTTCAAAAATGACCCTTTTCTTTGACATTCACCTTTTAGAACGCGAAACTAACTGTGACCCAGTGAAAATGGTTGAACAACTTCGCTTGCATTACACCAAAAAGCTAATACCAAAAAACCACACTCAGAGCATTAAGCCCATTAAGAATTTATTTGGCAACAGCTTTTTGGTTAATCCAAGCAACTTCTTTGACGACAAGACAACAGACGTAATCTTTAAGTCACAATACATTCAGTTAGCGGGTAGACGTGATTACGGTAGTTACAAATACTACGGTACTAAATACCTAGATCTCAGCTACTTTGCTGATCTGGACACAGAGAAATTAAAACACAATCCGCTGCTAACAATAACAGAAAACAAAATTTACTTCAAATACGAGGAAAACACAAATGGCACTCAGCTTTAAAAATACCAAAGGTAAAGCACAATCTAACAAAGTCGAAGCTTACGAATACAAGGACGGTGAAAACAGTGTCCGTCTTGTTGGTGGCGTCTTGCCCCGTTATATCTACTGGCTGAAAGGTTCTAACAACAAGCATATTCCTGTTCAATGCCTTGCTTTTAGCCGTGATAAGGAAAAGTTCGACAACCTTGAAGTTGACCACGTTCCCGAGTTCTTTCCAGAAGCCAAGTGCAGCTGGAGCTACACCGTTAATTGCATTGACCCTAAAGATGGCAAAGTCAAGGCACTTAACCTGAAAAAGAAACTGTTTGAGCAAATCGTAACCGCTGCTGAGGATCTAGGCGATCCTACTGATTATGACACTGGTTGGGATGTTGTGTTCAAGCGAGTAAAGACCGGGCCGCTAGCGTTCAACGTTGAATATCAGCTGCAGGTTCTGCGTTGCAAGCCACGTGCGCTTAGCGAAGCCGAACGTGCACTAGCCGACAGTGCAAAGAGCATTGACGAGAAGTATCCTCGTCCTACGCCCGACGAAGTTCGTGCACTGCTGGAAAAGATCACAAGCAACACCGAAGACGAAGGTGATACTACCGACGCCGAACGTGAAGCTGTAAAAGACCTAGGTTAATTACATAGCCCGCAATCCTAAAAAGCTTGCGGGCTATTTTGTCTGTAACATAATGAAAATACTATTTACTGCTGACGTACACATTAAGCTAGGTCAGAAGAACGTACCCATAGAGTGGTCTAAAAACAGGTTTAAGCTGTTTGTAGAGCAGTTTAGCGAAATGCAAAAATCTGCTGACATAGTAATCGTAGGCGGAGATGTATTTGACAGACTGCCTACAATGGACGAAGTTGAACTCTACTTTGACTTTGTTCTTAGCTTTCACAAGCCCACCATCATCTACCCAGGCAATCACGAAATGCTTAAGAAAGACACCACTTTCTTAACTAACTTAAAAAAGACTACTAACTGTATTAACCCACTGGTTACAGTATGCGATGAAATTCGCAGTGATCTACTAGGTGGTGATATAGACATTATTCCCTATACTCACCTTAAAAAGTGGGCAGATAGTTACCAAGACTATGACTTTAATGGTCGCATCTTATGCACACATGTACGTGGTGAGATTCCTCCACACGTTAAACCCGAAGTAAACTTGGAGCTATTTAATCGCTGGCAAGTAGTGTTAGCTGGAGACTTGCATAGTTATGATAACTGCCAACGCAACATTCTTTATCCTGGTAGCCCTTATACTACTAGTTTTCATAGACATCGTGTGGATACTGGCGCTATTCTTCTTGATGTGGACACTTTGGAGCATGAGTGGTTAAAGTTTGATTTACCACAGCTTATCAAGAAAACTATTGCAGCAGGTGAAACACCCACACCCACTGATTGGGATCACACAATATATGAGGTTGAGGGTGATATGCAAGAGCTAGGCATGTTGGAAGACAGTGAGCTAGTAGCCAGCAAGGTAATTCGCCGCGATACGGACTCGGCACTTATCTTAGACCCTGAAATGTCGTTAACCGAAGAAGTCCGGGAATACCTTACCTATATCTTGGAACTGCCAGAAAACACTATTGATGCAGTGCTAAAGGAGA